TCTATGTCGCCGCGCGATGTTAGCGCCGCTGTGCTGGAAGCGCTGAAAGCCAAGCATGGCACTGGCACCAAATGAAATCGCATCCCTGCGCATGGACCTGCTGGCATTCACGCGCCACATGTTCAAGGCGCGCAGGGGTGCTGATCTAAAGCCCGGACCGCATCACAAAATCATCTGCGACGCACTTGAGCGCGTTGTGACAGGCGACTGCACGCGCCTGATTATCAACGTGCCGCCACGATCCGGCAAAACGGAAATAGCCGTTAAGAATTTTATGGCGTGGTGCATGGGCAACTTTCCCGATTCCGAGTTTATCCATGCCAGCTATAGCAAGCGCCTTGCCACGACAAACACATGGGAAACGCGCGCCATCATGCAGCATGAGGCGTTCGCCGATATATTCGGGCCGTCAAGGTTTCGCGACGATAGCAATGCAAAGGATGAGTTTCGCACGGCAGATGGCGGGATTGTCTATGCAACTGGATCGGAAGGCACGATCACGGGCTACGGCGCGGGCAAGATGCGCGACGACTTCGGGGGCGCAATCATAATTGACGATCCGCATAAGGCCGGAGAAGGCAACAGCGAAATCATGCGGCAAAACGTGATCGACTGGTTTCAGACCACAATGGAAAGCCGCGCTAATAACAAACCAAACACGCCGATCATCGTGATCATGCAGCGCTTGCACGAAAACGACCTGAGCGGGTTTTTGCTTGGCGGCGGCAATGGCGAAACGTGGGAGCATATTAACATCCCAGCCATTGTTGACGGGCAATCATTCTGGCCTGAACAATTCGCCATATCCGAATTGCGGCGCATGGAAAGCACGAATGCCTATGTTTTCGCGGGTCAATACATGCAGCGCCCCGCCCCGATAGGCGGCGGCATATTCAAAGACGACTGGTGGCAGTATTACACCGCGCCGCCATTGCTGGATTGGCGCGCGATATACGGCGACACGGCGCAAAAGACAGGCACCAAAAACGACTATTCCGTGCTGCAATTGTGGGGCAAGTCCAAGCTGGGCCAAGCCATCCTGCTCGATCAGGTGCGCGGTAAATGGGAAGCGCCGGATCTGCTAGTCCAAGCGCGCGCGTTTTGGGATAAGCACAGGATCGGCGACGCACCGCTGCGGGCCATGCGCATCGAGGACAAAGTGAGCGGCACGGGCTTGATCCAGACGCTAAAGCGCGAGGGCATCCCGATCACGCCAATTCAGCGCGACAGGGACAAAGTAACGCGCGCCTATGACGCTGCCCCCATGATACAATCGGGTAACGTCCTATTGCCGCAATCCGCGCCGTGGCTGTCCGAGTTTCTTGGCGAGGCAACCGCATTCCCGAACGCAACGCACGACGACATGATGGATCCGATGATGGATGCCGTGGCCGAGATGCTGCAAAGCAATGCCAAAGGCCCAAGCATTCGCGCCCTATAGCGCAGCGCGTCATGTTATGTTATAACGTAACAAACCCTTATTGAGGTCCGCATGAAATTTCCCAAACTATTCGCCAAGCGCGAAGCGAAACAGTCGGCAGTAGGGGCGGCGCTTGTCATGACGCCGGGGCAGGCCGTGTGGTCAAATCGGGACTATGCCGCGTTTGCAAAAGAGGGCTATTCCAAAAACGTCGTGGCGTATCAGGCGATCAACAAGATTGCAGATGCGGTGGCATCCGTCCGCTGGATGGTCTTTCGCGGCGATCAGGAAATCACCACGCACCCGTTGCTTGATCTGCTAAAGCGGCCAAACCCGATGCAATCCGGTGCTGAATACATGCGCGCCAAGGTCGGGTTTTACATGATTTCTGGCAACGGCTACGAGGAGCGCGTGCTGGCAGGCGGGACCATCCGCGAGATGTATCAGTTGCGGCCTGACCGAATGCAGATCATGCCGGGCCTGACCGGAATGCCAAAGGCTTATCAATACAAGCACGCGAACCGCACGATCACTTGGGATGTGGACTCGATTACATCCGAAAGCGATGTGCGCCATATCCGCGCGTTTAATCCGCTGGATGATTGGTATGGGCTTTCGCCGATTGAGGCGGGCGCTTATGCCGTGGATCAAAACAACGAGGCGATGCAATGGATGCAAGCGCTATTGCAGAACAGCGCGCGTCCGTCGGGGGCGTTGTCCAGTCCAGAAGGGCAGGAGTTGAGCAACGATCAGTTTGCACGCCTAAAGGCACAGATTGACGACCAATACACGGGCGCGCGCAATGCGGGGCGGCCCATGTTGCTTGAAGGCGGATTGAAGTGGGAACAAATGGGCCTTTCGCCTGTTGATATGCAAATCATTGAAACCAAGTTTTCCAGCGCGAGGGATGTTGCGCTTGCATTTGGCGTTCCGCCGCAGCTGATCGGCATTCCCGGCGATAACACTTATTCAAATTACCAAGAGGCGCGGCTTGCGTTTTGGGAAGATACCGTCATCCCGTTGTTGCAGCTTATCGCCGACGATTGGAACGCATGGCTCGCGGATCCGCAAGGCGTGGAATTGCGCGTTGATCTGGACGCCATTCCGGCGATTGCGGACAAGCGGCAAACGCTTTGGGATATGGCGGACAAGGCAACCGACCTGACCATCAACGAGCGGCGCGCGATCAAGGGATATGAGCCTATTCCCGGCGGCGACGCGGTGCTGGTGAACGCAAGCCAGATCAGCTTGACCATGGCGACAGAATTAATGGCACCCGCATCCGATCCTATGCCAATTGCAGATATGAAAGCGCTGATTTATGGCACGAAGGCTAATTGACCAAAACCGCGCGAGGGAAGCGCGGCGGCAAGGGGCTTTGCTGGATCGGTTGGAAGTCGGCTTTCGCAATCGCATTCGGGCCGAGATTGCCCGCGCTATGGGCGAGATGGTCACGGTATACGAATTGACGGGCGATGTTCCGCCAGCGCGCGATCATCTTGAAAACATCGAGGCGATCTTTCGGGCGATGGCGATTGCCGCTGCAACAACATTCGGGGCGCGCATTATTGATCAAGGCAAGGGGTCGGGCTACCCGCTTGAAATCAAAGGCTTTGCGGAAACAATGGCGCGGCTTGCGCTGTCCTATGTTGCTGGTGAATTAATCCGGCGGCGCATTGTCTCGATTGCCGAAACAACCCGCAATCAAATCGTGGCGGCGGTTGTTCGGGGGTATGCTGACGGGCTTGGCGTGGCCGAGATCGGCAAAGGCATCCGCGAGCGCGTGGGCGATTTCAGCACATATCGGGCCGAATTGATTGCCCGCACGGAAACGCACGGCGCGGCTAACTTTGGCGCGCAAGAGGCGGCGAAAGAAACTGGTCTGGAATTGCGGCGCGAATGGGTATCGGCGGATGATGCTCGCACGCGGCAGGACCATGTTGACGCCGACGGTCAGGTAGTCGGAATGGATGAGCCGTTTATCGTGGGCGGCGAGGCGCTGATGTATCCCGGAGATCCAGCAGGACCGCCAGAACAGACGATCAACTGCCGCTGCGCCGTTGCGTTTTTGACGGTGGATTAGGGCAATGCTTCCCAACTGCAAAGCGTTATGTTATAACGTAACAAACCATGAGGGCAAACTATGACCATGCACTTCAAAAATGCGGCTTTTGAGTTAAAGCGCGAGCCAGACGATGACGGCGTGTTCGAGGGCTATGCCTCGGTATTCGACGTTGTTGACCTTGGCATGGACGTGGTGGCAAAAGGCGCATTTGCAAAGTCGTTGGCAGCGCGCAAGCCAAAGATGCTTTGGCAGCATAGCATGGCGGACCCTATCGGCGTTTGGGATGAAATCCGCGAGGATGAGCGCGGCCTATACGTCAAAGGGCGCTTGTTGAAGGACGTGCAGAAAGGCCGCGAGGCCATCGCGCTGATCAAGGCATTAGCGATCGACGGCATGTCTATCGGCTATCGCACGATTGAGGCAATCGACGAGGCTGGCGGGCGCGTGCGCAAGCTGATCGAGTTGGAATTGCACGAAATCAGCATTGTGACAAATCCAATGCTGCCAGTCGCGCGTGTCGCATCCATCAAATCAGAAGATGGGCGCTTTGATATTAGATCACTGGAAAGGGCGCTACGCGACGTATGCGGCTTTTCACAGTCCGAGGCCAAGGCATTGCTTGCCGACGGCTTCAAAGGCCTACAGGCAGAACGTGACGTTGCGGCCAGTGGCAAAGACGCGGATGCAGACGCAACCGCTTTTATCGCAAAACTTATGCAATCAACGGAGATTTGCAATGTCAGAACTTGACCTGAAATCGGCAGCTGAAGCTGTCACCAAACTCAATCTCGCTTGGGAAAGCCAAAAGGCCACGATGGACGAACTGTCTGCCGAGGTCAAAAAGGTTGGTGCCGAGCGCCCCGAAACCCAAGCCAAATTTGAAAAGATCGAAGCGGATCTGATCAAAGCGCAGAAAACCGCCGAGGACGCCGTGTTGGCCGTCAAGCGGTCGCAGCGCGTTGTCACCGATGAAAAGGGCAACGAGATCAATCTTGACGCCAAAGCGGACCAGTGGGCGGGCGTTGTCGGCAAAGAAACAGGCTTTTCCGAAAAGTCTTTCGGCGCTGAAGGCATGGCGGCTTACAAGGAATCGTTCCTGAAGCTGGCAAAAAAGTCGTTCAACACCGACTTCCTGACCGATGCGGAGCGCAAGGCTTTGTCGGTTGGCACCGATAGCGCTGGCGGGTATTTTGTATATCCTGACTTGTCGGGCCGCATTGTGCAGAAAATCTATGAGACATCGCCCGTGCGCGCCTATGCGTCCGTGCAGATGATCAGCACCGATGCGCTTGAGGGCTACTATGACAACGACGAAGCTGGCTTTGGCTGGGTTTCGGAATTGGAAGCCCGCACCGAAACCACTACGCCTGCGGTTGGCAAGTGGCGCATTCCTGTCCATGAAATGTATGCAATGCCAAAAGCGTCGCAGAAGGTTCTGGACGATGCTGTCACGGACCTTGAAGCTTGGCTTGATGGCAAGATTGCCGACAAGTTTTCGCGCGCTGAAAACGCGGGCTTTGTTGCCGGTGACGGTTCGGGCAAGCCACGCGGCTTCTTGACCTATGCCGACGGCACCGACCTGACCAATTCGGTTGCACGCGTTAAGACGGGCGTAAACGGCGCGTTTGCCGCTGCACCGAATGGCGGTGACGTACTGATTTCGGCGCTGTACGGCCTGAAGGCGGTTTACCGTTCCGGTGCTACTTGGTTTATGAACACGGCCACACAGTCGACCGTTCGCAAGCTGAAGGACACCGACGGCGCTTATATCTGGTCGCCTTCTATCGCTGCGGGTCAGCCTGCAACGCTGATCGGCTATTCGGTCGCCACGTTCGAGGATATGCCAGACATCGCCACCGGCGCGCTTTCTATTGCGGTCGGCGACTTGCGTCAGGCTTATCAGGTTGTTGATCGTATGGGCATCCGCATGTTGCGCGACCCCTACACATCCAAAGGCTCGGTTTTGTTCTACGCAACAAAGCGCACCGGCGGCGACATGATCAACGGCGAAGCGATCAAGCTGATTGATTTCTCGGCCTAACCATCGGGCGGGGTCATAACGGCCCCGCCTCCTTTTCTTGACGCATTACAGGAGATAAACCGATGCGCGATATTGTGAGCAACATTCTAACCGCTGCCGGTGATAACGGCGACAGCGTTGATCTGCGGGGCGCGGATAGCGCTGTGGTCATTGGCATCACTGACCCGACTGCCCGTATTTTGGTATCGGACGCAGCCGCGTCCGGCTTTGCAGCACCGCCTGCCGCTGATATTGTGACCGTGACGGGCCTTGGCACCGTTGCCGTGGGCTACATCGGCGCAAAGCGTTACCTGCAAGCGGGCGCTGCCGATGTGGTTGTTAAGGGCGACATCCACCGCGCGCCTGCTACCTGAATTTAGAAGCGGGCCGGTTCGCTGGCCCGTCACTAAGCACAGGAGGCAAGACCTTGCACAAAGCAATCCTACACACAGACTACGCGTGCGCGCCAGATGGCCACACAACGCTGCATTTCAAGGCGGGCGATACGCTGCACGGCAATGCCGCTGCAATGGCATTGGCCGATGGAGCTGGGTTTAATCCGGTCGAGGAAACCAAGGTTTTGCCAGTGGTTGAAACCAAGGTTTTGCCACGGATTGAAACCAAGCGGGGTCGGCGTAAATGAGCCTGCGCCCCGTCATTCCGCTGCATCAATATCGCGGGCATGTGTTGATTGCCGCGCCCGCAACGGAGCCTGTCACGTTGCAGGAGATCCGCGCGCAATTGGCGATTGACGGAACGGATGACGACGAACTGCTGACCGATATGATTGTCGAGGCTAGGCAAGAGATCGAGGACGCATTCGGCATGGCGCTTGTGACGCAATCGTGGCGTTTGTCGCTGGACCGCTGGCCGAATGGCATAGAAGAATGGTGGGCCGGCACGCGGCAAGGCGCAATCGGAAATATCGTTTCGCGGCCCGCGTGGGTGGAATTGCCGCGTTCGCCGCTTGCATCAATTGTGGCGGTATCGGTGTTTGATGATCTGGGCGCGGAAACGGTTGTTGACGTGGCATCCGTGTTTGATGTGGATACATACCAAACGCCGGGGCGCATGGCGCTGAAGTTTGGCAAGACGTGGCCAATCGCCTTGCGTGAGATTAACGCTATCCAGATCGACTACACGGCAGGCTATGGGGCGGCGGCTGATGTTCCTGCACCGCTCAAGCGCGCAATCAAAGCAATGGTAGGGTATTTGTATTCGCACCGTGGCGACGATTGCAGCGCGGGCGACGCAATGGCGGAAAGCGGGGCGGGCATGATCGTCGGGCGGTACAAGGTGAAGCGAGTATGAGTTACCCAAGGCCATTTGATAGTGCAACAGGCGGAGCGGACGGGTGGCGCTCAATTAAGATTGAGGGCCGCAATACTGACGTTGCGCAATCGTTTGTCCCGATCTCGCCTTCTGGGGTATATCAAACGCCGCAAGCTGGCAATGCCGTTCAATTGCGCATTCGTGCGGGCGGCAATGCCAACGATACGGCGGCTGGCTTGGGCGCGCGCGAAGTGCTGCTATATGGAATTGACCAAAACGGATTTGAAATCACGGATACAATTGTAACTGCGGGTGCAAGCGCAAGCCTGCCTAGCACGCGCACATTCATTCGGCTGCTATCGGCGCGAGTGTCAAAAAGCGGGCGGTATGCAAACCAGACAACCGCATCGCATTTCGCAGATATCAATATTGAAAGCATAAGCGGCGCAATATGGGGTTCTATTCCGCTTAACGGTTTCGGCGAAAGTATTTCTCGCATTGGTGCGTTTACCGTTCCGATTGATTATGAGGCATATTTGATCGGCATTAGGATTAATGCAGCAGCTGGAAAAACAGTTGACGCAATCGTATTCAAGCGCGAAGGCATTTTGCAAACCGCACCGCCCTATGATCCTATGGTTGTCATAACATCATTGTTTAACCTGACTGGATTTGAGGATTTAGGATATGATGCGCCAATCTATTTGCCACCGCTAACTGATATCGGGATAATGGCCGTTATTGATGTGCAAACGGCGCGGGTGGGATGTGGGCTTGGGCTTTTGCTTCGGCGGGTAATGTAATCACACGCACGCACAATGGCGATGATAGCGCACGCTTTCGGAATGTGATAATGTAACAAAGCAAACTGGGGAAAACCAATGGCTGAAATATCTTACGAAATCCAAACGACCGAATACGGCGACGCGCTTATCACTTGGGCGGGCGTAACAGAAGCCGATACTTTCCAGCAATATCAGCTGAAAGAGGCGGTTTCTGAAATATCGGTTCATGTATCCGGCACGTTTGGCGGGGGCACTGTATCAATTGATGGCGGCAATATCGCTGGCGAGATGATCGGGTTAACGCAAATCGGCGGCGCGGCTGATGCGACTGCAACGGCGGCTGATATTTTCAGCATTCTTGACCGTCCGCTATTCATCCAGCCATCGCATTCCGGCGGCACTTCTGCGGCGGTTTCAATTTACATGCTTGTGAGGAAGTAATATGGCAAACGCGCTTTTCCGTCGGCTGCGGTGTTCTTCGGCGGTTGGCGCTCTTATTTCGCCTTATGCAATCCTTGGCTTTGAGCCTCCCCTAGTCCTAGACTTCGATGAGAACTTCTACCGCACAGGCGGCACAGCTACGGACCTTGTGAGTGCTGCTACCCACACCCGTGCAGGCAATGCCACGATGGTTGACAGCGATGGTGTACTCAAGTGGGCGCCGCATAACTTGCTGACGTACAGTGAGCAGTTTGAGCAGTGGGGAACGCCTGCAACCGTTGAAGACAACAGTGCTGTTGCTCCAGACGGAACAACCACTGCGGCAAAGATAACAACTTTCGTCGGCTTCGCAAATCAAGGCGTATTTCTTCAATCCGCAGCATTTACATGGAATAATCAAACGGGGGCTTTTTACGTTAAAGCAGGGACTACGAGTATTGTTTCTGTGTGTAGTGTAGTCAATCAAGTGCGGGCTTATTTTGATATAGGCAATGAAACAGTAGGCAACACGCTAAATTGCACAGCCTCTATAACCCCTGTCGGTGACGGCTGGTATAGGTGCGAGTGTGTATCCACTTCAACTGGAAGCGGCGGGTATTACGCAATAGTAGTTGAAGAAGCTTTGCGGTCCGTGAATCCTTGGAACGGCTATGTAGGGACAGGAAAGCATCTCTTCATCTGGGGCGCACACCTCTACCGCTCCGACCTTGGCGGCATGGTCAACAACCCTGTCCGTGGTGACAGCTACGTCCAGACTACGAGTGCAGCAGTTTACCTGCCCCGTGTAGGCCACCACATCTACAATGGTTCCGCATGGGTAGACGAAGGGTACTTCCACGAGAGCGAAGCGCGGACGAATTTGCTGACGTATAGCAGTGACTTTACGCAGTGGACTAATTACGGGTCATCTGACAGTATTGCATCTGGAGTTGCTTCCCCAGATGGATCTGAAAATGCGACAAGTGTAATTGAGGATACGGCGACTTCAGGCCACGGAGTTTATTCTCTTATCTCTGGTTCAGCTTCACCTTACACCGCTTCTGTTTTCGTGAAGGCAAACACAGCAAATTATGTAAGCATTCGTATTTCAACGGACAACGACAATAAGCAATATGCCATTGTAGTTGATCTATCTGATGGGTCCGTGACGGATACTAGATCAACAGGGTCTCCTGTTTCTACAAGTCATTCGGTTCAAGATGTTGGGAATGGCTGGTATAAAATATCAGCTACAGCAACAAATACGTCTAGCAATGTTTACCACAACATCTCTGTCTCTAACAGCGCAACGCCAACTTGGACAGCCAAGTCTACACCAACATACACAGGCGACGGAACTTCTGGTGTCTACCTTTGGGGCGCACAACTCGAAGCTGCAAGCACGATGAGCAGCTACATCCCCACATCCGGGGCTACAGCCACCCGCGCTGCGGAAACCCTGACGATCCCAGCGGCTAACCTGCCGTGGCCTGAGCCTGTCGTGATTGGCGAGGAAGAAGTATCTGATCCATCTCTCTGGGTAGGTTCTGCAAATTGGTCTGTAAATACCGAAACTGGAACGGCCACTGTTGTTTCTGCGTCATCTTCTGGAGACGACCTCAACATTGGTTTGCTTGTCACAAGCAGCTTGCAAGAACAATACCTCATCGAATTTACTGTTGAGTCAATTTCTGGCGGTTCTGTTTCTATATCAGGAAGTCGGCTTTCCACCGGAACTATTATTCAAGTAACTTCACCGGGGACATATTCATATGTTGTAAACCCCACAATTACTGGGGGCGGATCTCTTCTTGTAAACATTTCAGCAGGCGGCGTAAGCACAGTAGTTTCCAACATCTCCGTCCGCGAGATCAACCCCCTCGCCGTGAGCATCCAGATGGATGGCACGATGACCTATGCTGATGAGGGCGTAGCGGCGCAGCAGTATTTCACCCGTTGGTATAAAGACGGCAACAACCAGATTTTTGCTCGGTTTAGCACGGATGGGGCGAACACTGGGGAGGTGAACTTCTGGCAGATTAACGCTGGCACTGTGGACTTTAGGGACTCTTCTGGGACAGCCTACTCCCCCGGCATCAACGTCCCGTTCAACATCGCCTCTCGCCACGGCTCTACCTTCATCAATGGTGCAGTCGATGGAACAGCGCTTACGGCCAACCTAACACCCACGGCATTGCCTAACCTGTCGGCAACAAACATGCAGATCGGGTCTACCTTCATGGGTACAATCAAGTTGTTCCGTGTGTGGGCTGATGACTTGACTGATGCAGGTATTGAGGAGGCAAGCGTATGATTATTGATGATGTACAAATCTACGCAACGTTTGACCGTGGCAATCTTTGGTGCATGGTGCGGGCGGTTGATAAAGCCACCTTTGATGCACAGGCTTTGGCTGTAGGGCTGAAGGTACATGAAACCCCGGCTACGCCTGCCGTGATTGATCCAGAGACACTCGAGGTCATCACACCCGCTGTAGAAGCCTCTGGACCTCTTATCCCAGCGCGAGGTGTCACCATTACGGAAATCGGGCCACATATCTTGGTTCCTGCCGTGGTGGACGCTGATGGGGTTGAGGTAACGCCTGCTACAATCGACAATCGCCATCACGTCAATTTCTGGCTGGATGCAGCAACGGTGGCGCGTGGCGAGTGGATGAAGTGGGCAACGGCTTGGACTTATTACGGGTCTGACATCATAGCCAATGCAGAAGAAACAGGGGCTTCAATGAACGGGATTGAGTTGATTGATCCTGAAACCGTTAAGCGCCCAAGTAATAGGATGCTTTGATGACCTGCTGCAAATACAATGCCGGGATGTTGCGCACGGCGATTACGTTCCAACGCAAAACACGGGTGTCGGATGGGGCTGGCGGGTTTGCTGACACATGGTCCACGCTAAAGGCCACAAAGGCGCACGCCAAGGGGCTTTCAGGCTATGAGCGGCTGACCAGCGACCGAGTGAACGCGGAAACCAAGGACCGCATTGTAACGCGCTATTTCGCGGGCCTAACGCCTGCTGATCGTGTCGTGATGGATGGGCGCGCGTTTAATATCACTTACATCAACGATCTGGAACGCCGCAAGAAATGGCTTGAGATCGACTTGGCTGGCGGGGTCGCAACGTGAGCCGCGTCAATATGAAAGTCGAAGGCGGGGATCAGCTTATCGCGGCGCTGCGCAAGCTGGGCAAAGAAGGCGAGGCGGCTATCGCCAAGGCCGTGACGCAAACGGCGGTTGATGTTCGGTCGGACATTATCAAGCGATATCAGCGCGGGCCAAAGACGGGCGTCACATATTGGCGCATAATGGGCGAAGATGGATTGATGCGCGTATATGCTGGCAAGCCAACTGAAGGCGGGCCAAATAAGCTAGTCGCTGCATTTAGGACGAATGGAAAGCAAAACCTTTCGCCATCGCATAGATCATCCGCTCCGGGTGAAGCGCCTGCAACAGATACGGGGCGGCTTGTGTCTGGCACGGATTTCAAAAGCACTGGCAAGTTGTCTGCCGAGGTTGGCAACAAGGTCAAGTATGGGCCTATGCTGGAATTTGGCACGCTAAAAATTGCGCCGCGTCCGGCATGGTTGCCTGCGATTGAGGCGGCAGCGCCCAAATACATCAAGCGCCTTGAAACGGCATTGGCGAGGATTATGAAATGAATGCGGATGGATTTCAACGCGCGGTATTCAGCAAGCTATCGGGCAGCGCGGCGCTAATCGCGGCCATATCGACTGCGTGGGGCGTGACGCCGATATTCGCAGATGTCCCCGAAGTCGAAGGTGACGACGCGGCCTATTTCCCGTTTGTCACATTCGGAAAAGATACGTTTACGCCTTGGGATACCAAAAGCACGCACGGCGGCAACGTGACGTTTCAGGTTGACATCTGGACAAGATCCGCAAACTACACGCAAGCGAAGGCAATCGCCGGGCTTGTCTATGATGCGCTGCACGATCAGGAATTGACCATTACGGGCAGCGCCTCGATCTTAACGCAAAATGAAAGCGCGGCGTTTAGTCTGGACCCAGACGGCATCACGCGGCGCGGGCTTATGCTGTTCCGTGCGCAATACGACAACGCATAGGCGAGCGCTTCCCAATGTGAAAGCGTTATGTTATAACGTAACAAGGTTTCAAAACAGGAGATTGCCAGATGGCAAAACTAGCAGGCCGCAAAATCCGAATTTATGAGGGCGACGTTGCCACCGGCACGCTTGTCGCTGGCGCTCGGTCGGACAGTATCACAATCAACAACGAGGCAATCGACATCACCGACAAGGGCGACGACGGTTGGCGCACGTTCCTGAACGACGCTTCGGTGCGATCCGTTGATATGTCAGTTGAGGGCTTGCTGGATGGCGATAGTTTGTTGTCGGCGGCGCTTGGCGTCACTACGGCATTGATTGGCGCCTATACAATCGACATCGACGGGATCGGCACTGTTGCTGGGCAATTCCACTTTTCCAGCTTTGAAATCGGCGCGCCGCATGATGACGCGGCCACATTCACGGCATCCATCGCGTCCAGCGGCGAAATCACATTCACGGCGGCCCCATAAATGGGCGTGTTTAGGAATGTGACAATCGAGTGGGAAGGCGTGGACTATGTGTTCACGCCATCCAATAAATTGTTGCGGCGCATTGAGGGGCAGGGCGTCAATATCGCAGTGTTGATGCACGGGCTTGCGGTTGGGCCTATTAGCGCACCGTCGCTG